CCCACATCCTTTATCCACCTCTCATTCGAGAGTCGCGGTTTTACGCGCGAGGTGTGGAATATAGGATCATAGCGAAACCGCCTTGCCTCTGTGGAAATAAGTCAGTCCCCCTGAGCAGGAGTATAACTACCTGCTTATACCGGCTTTATCGACCGGAACCCAACGACGTTGTATTGCAACGACGCCGTGACGTGCGGAACGCTCTAAATGCTTCACATCCCCATCTACGATCGCATCGATATAATCGATATACGGGTCGATGGGTTTGGAAGTACGGGTCTTATACGGCTCTCGGTTTAAACCTTCGAGCTTTAAAAGACACTTCGTAAGAGCAGCGAAACCATCCAGCTCATCAGTGCGATAAACTGGTGTTGGTACCAATGCCTTGATTTCAAGGCGTTGATACTTCTGGTTCCATCGTCTTCGGAAAGAAGAAGACGGATGCCAAAAATGGTTCCGACCAATAACGGGAGAAGTCGGGTCTACCGAAGGCAATCTGCCAACGATATCCTCGATCTTAGAAAAGATCAAGGCACTGGTGCGTAGATACCCCTTCGAAAAGAAGTGGTTAGCTGTCGCAACAGAAGACACGATCTCTCGATATTGCCGCCTGTCCTTAGGTAGATCAGTTCCCACATACACAGGTTGAACCTGCGTACCAAGGAACGCATCCACCCCGCAAGACTCACGGAAGAATCCGTGAATAAATGTCTTGTCGGCATTTACCTTACAGTTGTACTTGATAAGGTAATCAAGGACAGTAGTCGCAAATTCACGTGGAACGATGATATCATCACCGTACACGTAAATAGACTTGGAAACAACTTTAATGTTGGACCAAGTCACAGGAAGGTCCTGCATTCTAAGCAGAGCTATTACACATATAGTGTAAAAGTACATAGCTTCTACTGGAAAACAGAGAGCACTACCCATGGATGCGAATTTACGTAATGGACCGACAATGCGTCCATCGGGCATCTTCGCAAATCCAGATCTGCAAGCATTGACAAATTCACGCATTTCTGGGAACTTGTCAAACATAGTCAACGCTAGATCAAGAGGAACTCTATCACTAGCGTCAGACAGATCAATCGTTGCAAACGACTGATCTACAGAACTGGACACCGCCAAGCTCTGGTTTATAGACTGATCACGAAAATTGATGTGGCCAGACGTAACCCAGTTTGATTCGATAACCTCATAAAGGAGGTTCCGAAATCCTTGTTGTGCATATTGCATACAACAAGGCTCTATGGCGATAATCCTTGGTCCTTTGAGGGTCTTCGGGACGGGAGTAACCCTAACAGGTATCTCCAGTTCTTCAGACAAGATCGATACACGCTCGAACTCACTCCCACTGCCACGAAACTCCCAACTAGAAATAGGGAGGCCGTTGTCAATGAGAGGTAAATAAGGTTCGAGCCGATCATGCCAAAACCGCCAACGATATTTCTGGTTTCCAGAAACTCGATCAGCGGTCGCGCCGGGTCCATGCCGAGGAACCAAGTTGTCCATGCGTAAATCGCGCAGGACATGGTACCAAAGCAAAGAAGATACAGAAGAGAAATCTTCGATAGCTTCTGGCGACAACGCGAGCAACTCAAAGGATTGCTCAGTGACGATGAAATTCTCCAGAGCTGCGTTCGTCCTTGCGGGCGAACACGGTAACTCAATCTTTTTGAAAGCGAGACAAATCTGTCTGACGCTAGCAACAAGACCAGAGAAAACATCTGGGGAACTAAAAGTTTTAACATCGTTAATCCTTCCTGAGTCTCTATCAAAGACGAGACCGACCATTCCTTGCAAAAAAGCAGGGTGTAGTCCGTTTTTCTTGAAATTCAAGAAAGACGTAGGGTCAATGTAGCCTTGCTCGAGACTTCTTTCGAAATCACGTGCAAAGCGCGGAAGGAGTATCGTCAAAAACGATACACCTTCGTCTTCGACACGCGATATTGTTGTATTTATATCGCGTAGAGAGACATCAGCGACGCAATTGGCACAAGCATCTATATAGATGGTGCGCCACACTTCTAGGTAGTCACTTAAGTGGCTTTTCATGTCAACTCTCCTTAACGGAGGGCAAAACAGTCCAACCACTTCTGCCTACTCCCCAAAAGGGGACAGACATAACCAACCACTGTTAAGGCGCTCGCTTCTTTTTGCGGGGCGCAGGTTTCAGCTTTTTAGGCTGAGGGGTAGAAGATGAACCGGGATCCGTAATGCCCATCAGGGCACCGAGGAGACCTTTTATCACCTTACCCTGTGGACCCTGTGAGTTAGAAATACCGACCAAACGGTCGATATCAACTCCAGCACTGTCGAGTTCGTTCAGCGCTTCTTGAGCTATTTGAAGGCTCTTGAAGAGCTTGTCGAGTTTGGACATGTTCACAACCTCCTTATAGGTCGAGAATTAAGATTCTCGACCGTAAAGCTTATCAACAATAGTGGACGACAACCAGGTGTTGAACCCGGTGACGAGCTGCTGCAACTGCGTGGACGTAAACCCCGCAAGGGGCCTATCAATCTGCACAGAAAACGCGATGGTCTCGAGGTCGTTGACCGCAGTAATGGGGTCAGCGACGACGGCGGCCTGCGTGAACGTGACAAGGGAACGAATCCGGTCTTTTTTATCGACCTTTCGATTCGTATGCCTGATGTCGAGCGTAAAGCTCTGATCAGGTAGCTGGTAAACGGCATGTTGTCCGTCGGCCAGAACCTTTGGCATAGTTTTTGCAACAGCATTTACGGTTATTGTCTGGGGATCTGTAAGCATAATGTGGATGACCTCCTGAAGTACTGGGGGTTGATCCGCAGTGAAGACAGCCTTTCCCAAGGGATGTCCGGCTATGCACCGCGGGAGATATATCCCGTGGCCGTTCGGCTAATGCCGATGGCCCCAAGGATAGCCCATTGTCGTGGAGAAATGTTATTCCACGGGACATTGAAACCATAAGGCGACGATGCGAGTTCTCGTTGTTTATACGAGTACCTTCGGAGAAAATTAACCGAAACTGTCCCACTGTAGAAGTTCAAGACAGACGTCTTGAGAAGAATCTTCTCCAGATGAGAACAGACGTAAAGTCCCCTAGACACGATTCCATCTTGGATGAAATCGTCGAGGCGCTCGATATGGCGGCCAAGACCGGTAAACCAGTCAACCGCCCATGTCCAAGGATATACCTTATACAGAAGAGTGGGTGTGATCCTAAGTCCATATAACGTCATTAGACGGTATGCGGAATTAACCAAGTCGAGGGAATTTCCATCGAAAAGGTTAGGATCAAACTCA